CCGGAAGATATTGAGTTAGGAATGTATTAGGGTTTGATGGCGACAATGCTTGCGGCCTGATCGTGCCAATTACCTCTAAGTTATAAGCGACATTTGGCCACGGGCCTACAATGATATTAAATTGATCAATCATTGCAAAATATTGAGGAACACCGGCTCCAGAAATACTATTCCAAACTGTGTCTAAGTAATCTCTTGATACAGGCTGCAATTGGTTACGTTGACCAGAAGATGGTTGGGCGCCTGCCGGCGTAATTACGTTGATGCTTTGGACGGTAATAAAATTACTATTTGGAGCATTCGTCGGGAGTGTAAAATTACGGTTATTCGCTGAAAGAGAAAGGGATGAGTTTTGAACTACGGTATTAAGTAGATCAAGCTCACGATACATACGCTGCTCAGCGTAATCAATAATGTTCGGCAGAACAGTTTGGAATTGCGCCGTTGTCGACGAAATTGCCATAAGGTTAGTTATGGAAGCGACATATGATGTGTAGTCCATAGACATTATTTGTCCTGCTTGTTGTCAAGCCTGTCAAATATCTTGCCAAGCATATCTTTGATTTCTTTCATTCCATCTTGGAACTCATCACGGCGGATGTAGTTGCTAGGAAGATCTACCTCTAACTTGTGCAGATCTTCCCTAAGAGCGCTAACCGCTTCCCACAAAACTCTGGCAAACCAACCTAAGACTGCTAGAACAGCCCCAGCGCATATGTTCACCAGTGTCTGCGTATCCATCTCATCACCGTCGCTAGGTTAGGTATTTCCTAACCGCCAAAGAGAAAACACTATCCACATTGTTGACATATGCTTCAATGATGGACTTGATCTTATCTACCCAGACCGACTCCCACATATGCAAACAGTATGCATCTTTTATTTGCTCATTGGCCACGTAAGCGCGTGACGGGTCCAATATCGCGTCGTTATTAAAATCAAACGGCAGAAAAACTTCCATCTCCAAAAGCGTAAGGAGATCAGGTCTTTCCTTATATATTTCTACTGGAAGATTGACAACGTGCCAAGCCCAAACATTTGTTTTTAATCCATCGGCCAGTCTATCAAGCCAAATCTTTAAAAATTTAGCTTTCGGCTTAGCCATAATGGTCGAAGCGGGCATTGAGTCGACCTCATGCCCCAGCGACTGGCTGTATCCAGCAATATGCCCAGACATAACCACATCATTGTTTCTAAAAGCATTTAATGGCTTAATGAGAATGCAATCTGTATCCAGATAGATGCCGCCAAGCTCATACAGCTTCTGCAATCTCAGAACGTCAGACTTGTATTGCGGCCAGTCTTGGAGCGACACGCCCTCATACTCAGTCGGGGCTTCTACCTTAACCATCTCCACATACTGCTTCATATCATCCCAGTATGGGTTATTGGTTGGCTCATCATCATAATAGAAATAGATCTTATCCGGCTTCTGAACCTCATAAGCAGACTTGACCGACAGGTAATTAACCAGACCAAACGGCCTAGACTTAGGCCCAAAGAAATAGATCATGTGGATGATGTTCGGGATTGGATCAGATGCTTTTTTGAGCTCCTCTTTGATCCAAAGCAGATTGGCCTGTAACCTTTGATCACTTGGCGTTGCGTCAGCGGCAAGTTGGGCTTGCTCCAAAGACACTTCTTTAAGACCCAGATACCAGGCTGAGATACTGGCCAGATCGTGCGGCCAATGACCCCAAACTGCCGGGTCACAAGTATAAACTAACTGCCTATCCTTAATACCCAAAGCCCGCATGGCGTAGGCGTAGCACTCCGGCCAACGCTGCATACGATACATCAGCATTGCCAGTTCACACCAAGGTTCACGGGTATACGGAGCCTCTGCCGCCGCTTGCTGGAACCACTTCTCAGCTTCGTAAAAGTTGTTCTTTTCACTGTAACACTTGCCCATGACCCGCATGGCATAGCAGCGTTCATTGACCCAAGTGGCACCGGGAAGTTTGAGATAGTTATTAAGAGCCGTAATCGCATCATCCCAACGACCGTGGAAAGACAATTCCCGCGCGTAGTAGAATGCATTTCTAGGGCAGATCGGATCTTCCTTAACCGATAGATCCAACAAATCCAGATACTGGCCTCTGCTTTTTGTTGGGTCAGGATGATGGCTAACCAGAAGCATGTCCGTATTAGCCCATACTTCTTTTATTCTAGCGTCAAACCTTGGATATTCGTGACAAGGATGATGCCAATAATAACCATGACGGGCGTGGATCTTTTCATACTTAAATTTGATCCCGCAGCCCCAATCAAAGAAATAACTCAGGCGCGTAGTCTCAGGCGTCCAAACCTTTTCAATCTCATCACGCCAGCCGGGTTCTAAAATCTCATCAACGTCCATGCAGATACAAACATCAATATCCCGTGGAATAAGGGCAATCGATGCGTTTCTAGCGTGATCAAAGCGCCACGGCGTAATACAAATATCGTGAACCTGTATGCCACACTGCTTGGCAATCTCTACCGTCTTGTCAGTGCTACCCGTATCGGCAATTAGCAAAAGATCAGCTTCTCTAGCTGAATTAGCCCAACGCTCAACAAACATCTCTTCATTCTTAGAGATGGTATAAACGCAGATCTTTGGAACTATCTTCTGGTTTGACCAGACATAAACACCAATACATCCGTCTACCCAACCCTTTTGTGGTTGGAATAACTCACGGAATCGCTCATCAGTCCAATCATCAACAACGTGAGCCTCATGCGGGTTGCCCTCACATTCGCCCTGCGGATGATGGCCTATTGGGATACTGACAATAACCGTGTCAGCTACTGCCTTTAGCTTTTCGACAACTGCTACCGCTTCATCGGCGGTCATATGCTCAAGAACATCGCCAGCAATGGCAACGTCGAACCGTTCAGTTAGGTCGTAATCTCTAATGTCAGCAACGATCAATTTCTTATAGTGATCGTGCAAGCCATACTTTTTTATGTATGGTTCAAATATCTCTACGCCTGTCCACTCAGCATCTGTAAACATTTTAGCGTAGGTCCCAGAGCCGGGGCCTATGTCTAGTATTCGATCATGTTTTACGCGGCGGACTACATTACTGACATACTGCTTACCTTGAGACAAACTGACGGGCATGTGTTGTTCCTTTGCCAGCGCGGCGTGGAACCCCTAACAGCGCGCTAGGGGTGGGTCTTTTTGTATTCGTCAAACTCTTTACGAAGATCCTGTAGCATTTTCAACATTGGAACTACAAGGCGATCATAGTGAAGACCAAGTATTTTATTGTCTTCACTAAAGATACCAATGTAACTATTTACCAAAGCAGCATCATCAGCAATTAAGCCAATCAATGTCTCAGGATAAAACTCATCAATATAATTTCCGTCTTCGTCTTGTTTGCGGAAGTTAAATGATACAGTTTGTAAATCAATCAACCAGTTTACATCAGATAAATTTTGAATATTTATCTTTGATGCTCTTGTTGATGAGTTATATCCAAATGTTCCAGAACCATTGAAGTAAGCAGCCGTTCCGCCGCCTATAGCAAATGATGTGACGCCATTGGCTTGTAAATTCCCGTTTCCGTAGAAAGAAAAAGTATTTCCTCCAATTGAATAACCCAAATATGTTGTATTTCCGCCATTTGTTCCATAAAATGCCGCACCATTAGTGCCAAGAAATCCGGCAGCGCCATTTTGGTCTAAGCCGCAAACACCACCGCCACCGCCTGATATACCAATCATAGCTGTTGAAGCATTACCATTTACATAAATACCATAAAAATTACCGGGGGCTGTCATTGTTAGCCCGTAATTAGTCGGAGCAGTATTAATACCAACATTGCCATTGAGATAAGAAGGCCCAACAGCAAGTAATGAGTATTGGTTATTCCAACCTAATATACCATACTTACTATTATCATTAGTAATGCCTTCAACGCCGCCGCCGCCGGAAGAAGCGGCTTGTCCAACAACACCATAGCTTGAGCCGTAGCCAAAAATAGCAGTCGCGCTGCCATTTACTTGTAATGGCGTAGTTGGGGATGTTGTATTAATACCAAGTCTACTATTTGATATATCCCAGAATAAATTAGCATTAGCGCCTAAAACGCCAGAGCTATTGTATTGAACATATCCAGACGATCCGGCAGGCGTAGCTGATCCAGATGCTCCAGTGGGGCCGGTGGCTCCGGTTGGTCCCGCGCTTCCCTGCGGTCCAATACTTCCAGTTGGGCCGGTAGGTCCGGCTCCGGTTGGGCCAGTTGGTCCTAGTTGACCAGTAAAGCCAGTTGGCCCAGTTGCTCCGGTAGGACCAGCTACCGACGAAGCGGCACCCGTTGGTCCGGTCGGTCCAGTTCCTGTAGGGCCTGTTGGCCCAGCTACCGAAGAAGCTGCCCCTGTAGGACCAGTCGGGCCACTAGCCGGGCCAGTCGGCCCAAGAGCGCCTGTTGGCCCTGTGGGACCCGCAACTGTCGAATCAGCGCCAGTAGGACCAGTTGCTCCAGTCGGGCCAGCTACTGTTGAAGCCGCTCCTGTCGGGCCAGTGGCACCCGTCGGGCCAGTGCCAGAAGGTCCAGTAATGCCAGTAGGCCCTGTTGGTCCGGGGACAAATGATGCTGCGCCGCCGGGTCCGGTAGGGCCAGTGCTTCCCGTGGGTCCAGTTGGGCCGGTTGGCCCGTTAGCTGGGCCGGTTGGCCCTGTTGGACCTATATTGAAAGGCCCCACGGCAGCTTGCCAACCCTGACCATTCCACTGCCATGTGCGGTCAGCGAACGTATATAGCTCTCCAATAGTGGGGCCGGTAGGGAAGTTAATGGTTGGCATTTTATAACCCCGAAATCTGCGTAGAAGTCAGTGTAGCAAGTTGTGTGGAAGTTAAAATAGCTATCTGCGTTGAAACATCTAATCCAATAATCTGCGTTGTGCCTAGTGAAGGAACCTGAGTAGATTCCAGCGCAGCAATTCCATTATTCACATACGGCGATTCAACCCAATCCATATTACCATGATCCCAGTTCCACTGGAAACCTTCGATGTCTTCTGGCTTTGGGTCGCGGATAACCCATTCCCAATTTAGCCAAACGACCTCTTTGCCT